AATATTAATTAAAACTAAACTCAACAACCTATGTTCCGGAGGTCGACAGGAAATCAAGCTCTTACTTACCAATTGTCAACAAGTCTTCCAAAACAGAACGTGTCCATCAATCGCAGAGCTTTAACTTGATCAAAGGCTTTCTTTGAATGAAAAATATGTCATCAGCATTGACGAAAGTTTACATCCATCTTGGTTTCAACCCCTTGAAAAACCACTCATAAATTACACTATCGGTAGCATTATGCGCCAGTAACAATTCCAATTTAGTTCGAGCTTATAAAGCAGTATCGAACTCTTTCTCATACCAATCGATTAAATGCTTTGCTTTAATATGCAATTGCACCGCTAAATCTTTTACATCATGTAACGCAATAGCATCATAAAGCTCTTCGTAGCGAACAGATACTACAGGGTTTGTGATATAAGATTCCCCATACCGGGCTAGTCCATAATACTGACGCCATCAACCATAAGACATAGGGTATATATTGACAGGCAACAACTTTGATATTACAAATTTAATTTCAAACTTCAGCGCATTCTAATAATTATTAGCCAGGAAATTAGCAATTTAATCAGACATGCCATCATTTTAAACTCATAGATATTATTATTGTTGTCATTTAAAAGCGTCAGATTAATGCTGACCCTATATTTGTTTTAAAAATCAATCCCCTGCTGGTGGACGCTCCTTTAAACGTACAACCTATCAAATCTTTTATCCAAGTAACTAGCCTGAATACTTAACATCACAAGAATAAAGTACATTAGGCTGCTTAGTTCATAATATTTGTACCAACTAATTATAAGATAACTTAGCACCATTCTCAAATCATAATATATCTCAGATAAATATCAATGTGAGAGCTAATATACTAATATTATATTAATCAGAGCGTCAAAAAATACGACAAGCATTAGTCCAAATGGCCTCATACGAAAAGGGTTCATAAGGCTCAAAAGGATCATCAATTTTATTGAATGAAGCCCAAGGCTTAGAAACGAAATTACTAGTAATATTTCATAGATAATAACCTTGTCGACAACTATGAAAACCAGAGGTATCTTAATAGTGCCACGCTTATACTCAAAGAAATTCAGATTAAGCATTAGGCCCAAATTGATGAAAACTTTTTTGCTAAGAAATTGGAAAATTGACCTATTCATACTTAGCAAATAATTTACTGACATCTTATCTTTAAGAGAAACTTAGATCTAAATCATCACCTAAAACAGCGACATATTACGGCGTTAAACCAGTTTCTTTTAATACTACTCATAGTATAGAATAATTTATTAGTGACCCAAAGATTGAAGTCATTTTAATGCCAGACATTAAACCAAAATTTATCTTTTCCTTAAATAACTGATTCTTCGCTGGACCGTTGTAAACCAAATAAGCTTATCAATATAGCCGTTTTGCTATAGAATCCAAGGCAGAAGAATATTATGGCCAATGAGACCTTAGCGCCAATATGACGTAAGTCTACAATTCTACTGAGATAGAATTATCAAATTTGGATACATCTAAAGGAATATTATGAAAGCCTAACAAATTCCACCGATTAGTTATTTCTCAAGCGCGCTATTACTTCCCCATTAAAGCAACTAATGGTATTCTACTCTACCAATCCGATGTTCCTAAAGAATTGGAACCTATATAATTGAATAGAGTATAAACAAAATTAAAGTCCTCAAAGCATCAAATAGATGTGTTCACAAATTGTCAAACTTTAACTTATTCATGTTTCTAACTAGCATAAAATTCATAATCATACACATCATCTTAACGATCTAAAAGATCTTATAAAACACGAGTAATATTAGCACCTTTAGCAGCATAAAATTGCTTTTTAGTAGAATATTCTTTATCACCTCACACACTGCCAGCCGACTCAAGTCCTTATATAAATTTTGTATTAAGTTCGATAAACGATGGAATTCGCTTATCACGAAATAAGGTATCTATACAAAACTAAATTTCATTCATCACTTTAACACTAAACTAGCCAGGTAAAATGTCAGGCTTATATTCAATCCAGGGTAATAGATTCTTATCCACAAATTACTAAAAGCTCAATGGTCAAGTAAAGCCAAATGCAGTTTATCCATCGATCAAACAAGAAGTGGTAGGATGTGACCACATAAACTTACAAAAGCTATTCCAGCTATCATAATCTCCCAGAGAAAAAATAACATAACATCTAACGGCTAGATCATATCCTAAATGTATATTCAATGAAGATAACAAAAACCAGGACTAAACAATTGCATAATATCTAAGAGTACCATATGCGTCAATAGCAATTGGAAGTCAGTAAAAAGTCCTTAATAGACGATTAGCTTTAGTACTCAACATCCTAATAAACCAAGAAAGCATAGATCCAGATTTGATTCTGTCCTTACGGTAGAAATGGTCCTTAAACTTAGAATACACATCAGAATCTGATTTAAAAGGTGCAGCTTATTTTAGCCATTGCCGTAAATACCGACCCCATGATATTACGGAAGATCTTTTATTAGATATTATTATTTCATCTTTATACATTTAACGTTAAAGATGACTAGTCCGCAGTTCCTTATTATATAAAATATATCAAACTTAATTTCATACGAGAGATTAATGGCTGCAAGCTGCTGCTAATACAATAAAGTTAGTAATATGTTTTTAACTACCAAAAAGCAATTCGTTAGCCAAAGCGATATAATCCATTGTTTTCAAAAATGTCTTATCATCAAATAACAAAATAGCTAATCTAATAGCCTAATTCTAACTCATATTCGATATTTTATCTTGACAGTCATTAACAAATTCAACCAAGTACTCAGAAGTCGCATTTATAATAAGAAGGTTAGCATCTGTTTTATCAAACAAGAAATTACGCATGCCATTACAATAATATATGCCAGAAATTAAAGACAGGAAATTTGCATTGAATGCTTCTACATTTAAGAAATATAATTAACCTTATTCAGAATTTACTATCAAATCAAAAACCGAGTTGACCACAAAAGGAAAAGCTGCTTCTACAAATCAGTTTAAAAATGAATTCTCAATTGGAACTTATTTGATTTAAACTACATTGTCCTCTTTAGCAACATCTGACAATTACTAAATCATTTAATCCGCATCTAAGACTTAGTTAGTCTGAATTAGCTTCAAAATATTAGCATAAGCTCTGTTAACAATATCCAACAAATTTCCAAAGGCCAAGGCTGATTAAACTGGTGCTAGAGTTAAAGCAACTTCATTGTAACTAATAATGCCTAAGATACTGATAACACTAATAATAGTTTTTGCTATATCTGAATAAAACAAAGTATCTCAATCCAATGCGGCATTATCAGGCAACAAATTGATATTTTAAATAGGGTATGATTCGGCTATAGCTTCATTAATAACAACCATAAAACCATCATCTTTAGGTAATTTAGCCAATAAAGAAACCAAATTAGCTCATAAATTATAGGTAACATCATCCGACAGAGTTTTACCTTCACGCAACTCCATGAGGGCAGAAACTACTTAATCCTATAATTCAATTTCTTCAAATCAACGCCATTTAACAAAATCATCAAAACTATTAATATTTGGTGATTACTCTTTTAATGGTAATTATGGTTTAGAAATAGGCGCTTCTTATGATATAGATTCATAAATAACTTACTCAGGGACAACATTCTAGGGAAATAACTCCACCACACTTGCATTAATGTTATTATTTGCACTTAAAGCTTTCGAAACTACTAATTCTAAACCAGATCGAATCTATGATGCAACAGATTAAATTAGTTAACCCTCGGCAACGCCAATGGTGTTCATGGTTTACCATAACTATTTGCTTTAAATAGCCTACATACCTAAATCTGTTGCTTTTGATAATAACCATAAGCCTGGATTATTTGTAGCTTAATAAACAGTCTGATCCCACAACTTCGGCATTACATACATGAAAGCAGATTAACTAGTACTTCTAGCTAAACCAGTAGATGCTAGTACTAATTCTTAGATAGGATGATACATACTATCAATAGTGTAAAGAACAGCAGGAACAACAATAGAAGAAGTAAGATAAGCAATTCCCTTCATAGACTTAAATGATAAGTCATGAATAGTAGAAACATAATCAGGTATAATTCATAAAGATTGGTCAATGATGCTACTCATATATGATTAGGTTTCTGCTTCATTCGTAACTATTTATTATACCTATTAGCCCAACAAGGTATCATCAACACTATTATCTTTTCCTTAATTAATAAGCCCTTAAATTCTACCTACCCGCTTCAACTTGTCTTCTAAAAAATCTAAAGTAACCTTATTAGCCTATGCCAAATCGCCTGTATCCAACCAAGCTCGTTGAAAAGTCTTATACAAATCTTATTAAGCTGGTAATGTAGCATCTGCCAATATACTCTTAAGCTATTCGCTTACACCCTCTTGCATGGACCATGCTGGTATAAGACCTTTAGCATCCATCGTTTCCAGTTCAGAAGCTTTATCAATAAATCCTTAAGCCACAGGCCTATTTGACATAACACCTGAATCTACTTGCATACGCTATAGAGTGTCATATTCCTATTTTTACTCTATAAAACTCTTAGGTAGATAAGGATTGTTTGTCATCGGCTGAGGAATGGTATTTGTACCATAATTAGGTCACTAAGATGGCACAGCAAAAGCAGGTCTACCAGCAATAGGTTGTTCAGCTGCCGCAGGTTAAGCCACAACAGTATTATCCAGAGTATTCAAATCAGACGGCTTCGCAGAAATACTGCTAGTATCACGAAATTCAGCATCAAATGGTCAATAAGCAGCATCAAATTGTGCAGCAGTCTTTTAAGATTAATACATCATAGGTCAATCTTAGATTACAGGTGCTGGAGCATAAGGAATTACTTATTCAGGAGGTTATAAATTAGGTAGTTATACACCAGTTGCAGCTTCAAATAAACCCTTACCCATTTGTTCTACTCCATAAAGAGCTTAATTATAAGCTTTCGCACCCTAAATGTCAGTCTCTTGATCCAAATTAACTGGTC